TGATATTTTGTGTTTATGGATGTTGGGATGGATTCCCCATATTTATGTTGCAAAATGGATGGAAAAATAGTCATTTATTTCTATGGGATACAATGGTTACTGGAGTATTGGGTCTATTTATAGCATTATATTTGGTTAAATATTATTATAAAACTTTGGAAAAGTACTATATTCTTCTTATTTTTACATCCATAATCAGTTATTTTATTCTTTTTTATCATTGGTTTAAAATATCTAAATCTGGATGCAGTAACTGGCTAGTTAAATTAGGTGACTATCTACATATCGATAAACTTGTGGAATCTATCCGTATTTTTTGATTAGACGATATACATTACTTCATCGCATATCAAAATAAATATTCAGTAAATATTCAACGTTTATCAAGTCATAATCGTGTTATAACTATTATTTAATTTCCTATTATGTATACATATAATGGGACAAATCGCAAACAAGAACTCCGTAATAAAAATAATATAATATATACGTTATAATATTTTTAGTATGTGTTTGAAATGTTGTAAGGTTTAAGCATTTTGCATGTATGTCTCATATGCGTCGCCTCCGTATTTATATAAGACATCTTCCAATTCATCAAATTCTAGGCCTAGACTTTCTGCAAAGTTGTTTAACTGAGATTCCGAGTAGTTGCACACTTTTTTGATGTCTGTTTCAACACCACAGTACTCACACATTTTACGTAAGTCGCTTTCAGATTGCTCTGAAACCACAAAGTCGATAGATAATTTGCTCTTAATTTTGGATAACTGACTATTGCTAAGTTTGAAACCCTTTTCAGCCAAAAGTTTTTTGAAATGAAATAATTTGATATGATTAGTTTTGTGTCCTGTGTTGTATTCCAACAAGGTTCTACCTTGATGTGTTGCCCATATATTCCATACACGAAATCCTAATGGTTGGTGCCAAGGATGTGAACAATCTGCGTCATCAGGTTCTCGTAAAGACATATTGTTATCTATGTTATGTATTTAATAGATATAAAAAAACAGGCATTGTTCCGATCATAACTCACTTACATTGCTTACACTAACCGCATTGTTAATATTGCGCTTTAATAAGTTGGTCGGTGGATTATCATTTTCAATAAGAGTTTCTTCCACTGGGTCACATAAAACATTGGACACATGCGAAACAGGTGCATACTCTTGCTTATCTACAATCATCCGTCGATGGATATAGAACCCACCACACAACGCACACGATATTATATTCATCGCTATTGCAAAATATGGTAACAGCATACTATGAATGAGAATATTAAACGGAATAATGAAAAGACTTGTGTTAAAGAGTAGCAACGGGTGTGGTAAAAACAGCCATGGGCGGTACGCGTTCATGCCCGCTATGATAAAATCGTTTGTCTCGTTACGTATCCCACATATATACTCGTACATACAAAACGATAGAAGCGCACTAAAGCATGAAATCACAAACCCACACGACAATAGGAAAAATGCCAACTGATCAGTCCATGATATACTAGCATTGATTGATGACACTGCTAGACCAATGAACTGGTATCCTGCTAATGAAAACCCGTAACTATACAATCTGTCGTATACATTCATTAGCCCTTCTAGTCCAGACGACATCGCTTTGTGTGGCGGGTCGCCCGCAGATACCATACTATGCAGGTCATTGTACACCATGATGTCTTGATATTGTCGTCGTCCCCCATTGACTAAAGCGTTCATCAGTTCGAGGTTAGTATGAGGAGCGGCCAACGTGACGGTGCCTACAAACGCTGCAATAGTAAATAGACCTAATAGGAACCGCATCTAATTACATTCAGCAATGACAAAAATATAACAACACAAACGCCTTATATAGGCTTGTCTTATTTTCTTCCGCGTGTTCGACGTCTCTTTGTCGAGCGCTTCGCTCGGATACGTTTGGACCGCTTTCGGGTCGTCGTTCGACGCCGACTAGATTTTTGTTTGCGCCGACGACCGCCCAAAATATTACATCCTGGAGCTACTCCATCTGGATATTTGTTACTCGAATCTATTCTACATTGCTGTAGGTTCTCCTCCATTTCTTCTCTCTTCTGTTGTTTCTGTCGTAGGATTTGTTTTTCTTGTTCTAATTTGATAGGCTTTTTACTGTTAATAGCTATCATTGCCTTTGCGGTGGTTGCATTTGAAGGTAGAGTTTTTTTTTGTACTAATGATTGGGGATTATGATTGTTAGTAGTAGATTGTTTACTTAATATCTCTTCTCTGGTCACTTCTCTGATCTCTTCTATGGGGATCCATTGGTTTGTATTAGCATTATATTTATGCAGCCAATCTTGAAATATAACACCTTCTTTATTACTCATAAATCCTACTTCCTGTATTTTTGTATCGCCATTCTTAGGTACAGCATTCTTAGTTGCAGCATCCATAGTTGGTTTATAGTGTATACGCATAAAAAGAAGGCGAACGCCTTCTTTTTATGATTTTTATTTTTTTATTTCGCTATACACATTATCTATCTAAACATACATTCCTTGAGCGACCCATGCCTTGTTCTCGCACTTGATCATCTTATCCACCACCTCTGTCGTGATTGTAAAAGGGAAGACCACATCGGTCGGCATATCTTTTGTGAAGAGATTGCTGCCTGGTTTGGTCAGACGGCATAAGTTCAACTTTGTGTAAATCACCTCGAGACATCTCTTCAAGTTACGAATACCATCTTCCTTGTCACAGAACTTCTCAATCATGTGATGGATTGTCGCGTCAGGGATAATGATGTCCTCTTCCTTGAACAATATCTGCTCGCGGATTCTAGGGATTACGTAGTTGTTCGAGATGATCGTCTTCTGTTTGGCGTCGTAGCCCTTGGTCTGGATACGATACATACGGTCGCGGAGAATAGGGTTCACCTTGCTCTCATCGTTGTAACTGAAGATGAACAGACACTTACTCAAGTCGAACTCGATATCTGAGAAGTATTTATCGTGAAACTGGTTATTCTGTGATGTATCTGTCAAATGTGTCAAGATGCCAGCGATTTCTTCACCCTTAGGTGTATCACTAATTTTGTCTAACTCGTCAAAGTAGATGACAGGATTCATGCACTTGCTGTCTAGAATAATCTGAACAATCTTACCCCAGATACTTCCTTCGTAAGTGTACGAGTGACCCTCTAAGAAACTGCTGTCTGTTGCGCCACCGAGTGCGATGAATGCAAAGGGTCGATCCAATATTTTACTAATGCCTTCTTTGACAAGACTGGTTTTACCAGTTCCCATGGGACCCTTGATGGCGATGGCTGTTCCAATTGCCTGTGGGTTTGTAACTAGTTGTCCTAACATTTGCATGATTTGCATTTTTGCGTCGTCTAGACCATATACTGCAGCGTCCAATGTCTTTTGGGCATTTTCCATGAACTCATGACATTTTTCCACCCCGTCATTTATATTCACTGGAAGTGTGCGATACTCGTTGAATGGGATACGCATAAAGGTATCAACCCATGTTTTGATTTTATAGTATTCACCGCTACCTGGCTCCATATATTTGAGTGCGTTCAACTTTTTGAGTGCGATAGACTTGAACACGTGTGGGATGTCCGACTGTAGAATATTAATGCGGTATGGTGTATCGATTTGTGAAATCTTATTCACCTCGCGCGCTTCTTTGATGAGTTTCACCTGCACATCTTGTTCAAGTTTGCTGAAGAATGAGTAGTCATTGTTGGAGTTCTTATCCCGAAGTAATTTCTTGAATATACGATCATTTTTTTCTTTTTGCTTTTCAGCCTTTCTCACGGATTGACGATCGCTCTTTTCCAACTTGGATTTATAATGGTCAATGCCCATTTCCATCGACTCATTAAGCAACTTACTACCTGGGTTCTCCGTGCGGAGTTTGTGAAGCGCGTCAAACAATGCGCGGTCGGCTGAAGATGTTACAGATGACTTGGCTGTTTTCTTTACTTGTTGTTTGCCTGTAGTGTCATCTGTTTCATTGTCAGGCTGTTCTACGAGAAGTTCTTTCTTGACGACACGATTACGCAATTGTTTTCCTGTCGATTTAGATGAACGAGTTACCATCATTTCTTTTTCACTTTCTTCGTCAACATATTCATCACTATCGTCTTCGTCTTCGTCTTCGTCATCGTCATCGTCCTCCTCGTCCTCGTCGGATGAATCTGAAACACTAGAGACGCTGATATCTTCATCTTCGCTAGTCTCATCTTCATAATCCTCGTCATCTTCGTCATAGTCTTCATCATCATCATAGTCTTCATCATCATCTGCATAGACACCATTTTTACCTCCTACGGCAAATATAATATTTAGTTTATTTCCAGAACCAGAACGAGCCAATGCGCCTCCTCGCCCCTTCTTTTTCTCTTTGGTTGTATCTATCTCCTCTTCTTCTTCTTCCTCCTCTTCTTCTTCACTGTCGCTTTCAATTACCAACTTGCGACGTTTGTTTGCTGCTTTTGGGGATGATTTGGCTTTATTTTTCTTGCTTTTTTTGGGAGAAGGTTCTTCTTCCTCCTCATCCTCTTCTTCCTCCTCCTCTAAGTCTTTGGTAAGCAACTTTTTCAATCTTGCTCCTGCTTTGGCCTTCTCGGTAGCATGTCTGGATGGAAACATCTTAGCAAGGAACTTATGGTATTCAACTGAATCCATCTCGGCATCTTCTTGATCTTCATCAATGAAATCAGAATCGTACTCAGATGAGTCAGGGTCAGCACCTGCACGTCGTTTGCTAAGAACTTTATCGCCAGACTTGGCTTTGGTTCCGGTCTTGGTCTTGGGAGTAGTTTTGATATTGGATGCGGACATTGTTCAATCAAAGGATTTACTTGTAGTATGACATAGCGTACGTCTTTAGATACATTTCAATTCTTATAGTATATATTTATACCCCGGTCGATCCGAACCCACACGCATTACGAGACGTTTCTTCAAAAAAGGATTCATTGACCAATTTTACAACAACTGGACGTAGATCGGGTGCGCAAACCTGAAGTAATCTTGTATGTTGTTCTACAGCATACGGCTCACCACTCAAGTTACGG